GGTTACGGTACGCCCGCTGGGTGTCTGGGTATTAACTGTGGTCATGATATAACGCCTTTTGTAGTGGGCTTCAATGAATTGCCGGACTTAGGGCCAGATGTCAAGGATATAAGCCCTAGCGAGGCGATAGCGAATGCTAATGCACAAGCTAAGCAAAGAGCTTTAGAACGGTCTATAAGAAATAGTAAAGAAAAACTCCATGTTGCTAACAAATTAGGCGACAAGGAACTGATAAGCAAGTACAAGAGTAAGATACGTACTCAGCAGAGTACTATGCGTGATTTTCTAAAAGACAAGCCGTTTCTTCATCGTGGTTATGCTAGAGAAAAACTCTTCAAGAAAAATGAAAAACCAGCAAGCGTCGAACCTGCTGGCAATAAGTCTTATATTTCTGTAAAAGATAAATGGCTGTCAAATGTAGATCCTAGCAAAACTAAGGTCACAGAAATGAATTTCTGGGAACATAACGGTCAGAAATATCAAGTTGATGGAAAACATGTAGTGCTAGATTATTCCCAAAGAGAGAAAGAAGTAGGAGAATGGTTATCTAAAACGTTTGGGAAGCATATTCAAATGGCGCCAAGAGTTAATTATCCAAAAGATATCCCTACTCCTGACTATTTGATTGATGGTATGAAATTTGATTTAAAAGAGATTTCTGGAAGCGGGAAGAATGTTTTTGATAATGCATCGAAAAAAGCGAAGGAACAAGCTGAAAATATTGTGTTTGATATCACTAAAACTCCGCTAGCTGAACAAGAAATCGCAAATAGGTTAGAAGAAATCTATAAGTCTGGTCGTCGAGGGCTAAATATAGCCGTACTGAAGAGATCAGATGAGTTGATTGATATTTTAGAACCAAAAGAAAAATAGAGGTGTCCCACCTCCTACCGCAGAATAATCTGTTTCAAGGGGAGATGGAAAACCTCTATTTACTATCTAAATTATAACTCACAATGCGCTTTTTTTCAAGAAGAAAGGGGGGAATAAAAATGTTAGAAAAAGCAAAAAAGTTGGCATCACAAGAATTTTCACGTTTGTCAGGACGTGAGATCAAAGCAGAAGACTGCTTTGTAGTTTGGTTTAGCAAGACCCTGCAAAACTGGAAAGCTCTTGTTAGTACGAACGCAATTACATCAAGCGAACCTTGTGGAGATTATGCAGAAATCACACATAACGGAGACAAGAAAGAGACTTATGTGGATATTTACGCCAAGGTTTCAAATCGTGCCATTAAAGATTAGGAGGTGATCCGACATCTTGGCTGGCAGGAATAGACTGCTATTTAATTGTTATAAGAAACCGTATGAGAATTCATGCGGTTTTTATTTTGCGCTCATTTTTGGATAAGAGGTTGTTTCATCCTTATTTCTTACCTCTTGCGGGATCGTTACCCGCTGGGCGCTTTCGACTTTATCCGCAGTCGGTAAAGAACGGAAGATAAGACCTAATTTTAGGAGGACAGAAGAATGCCAGAAGACATTCAAACACAAACTGACCAGCCAGTCAATGCTGGAGAAAACACTGAGTCACAAACTCAAGAGCAGCCTATCAAGACATTCACTCAGGAAGAAGTGACTGGCCTTGTCGCTAAGGAGTCCAAGAAAGCACAAGAAAAAATCTTCAAAAGCCTAGGATTTGAAGACATCAAGAGCGCTAAGGAAGGACTCCAACAGCTCAAAGAGTGGAAGGATTCGCAAAAGAGCGAGGCTGAGAAACAGTCAGAGGCGCTTGCTGTTAAAGAGAAAGAGCTAGAACTTGCTTTGTCGGATAAAAAGAACCTGGAAGCGAAACTGTCAGCTCTGACTTTGGGAGTAAATGCTGAGTCTGTTGACGATGTCATCACTCTATCTGCTCGCTTGGTGACAGACGAGGTATCTATTGAGGATGCTATCGGCCAAGTATTGCAGAAATATCCTCAATTTGGTCACGCAGAGCAAGCTGAGGAGAAGAAGCCAACGTTTTCAGTCGGAGGCAACCCAACGGCTGAAACAAATCAAGGAGATGCCTTTTTGAAGGCTCTAGGACTAACAAATTGATAGGAGAATAATCAATGACAATTAACTACATCACTAAACACGAGGGCACATTTGAAAAGAAATTGATGCAAGGTGCCCTCACAAGCATTTTGGAAACACCACAGGTAAACTGGTTGGGCGCTAAATCGTTCGAATTGCCGACAATCTCTGTAACAGGCTATAAGGCACACACACGCTCTAAGGGCTACAATGCTGGTACAGTTTCAAACGACAAGAAAGTTTACACTCTCGGTTTTGACCGTGACGTTGAGTTCTTTGTAGACTCTGCAGACGTAGATGAAACAAACCAAGAACTTTCAGCTGCTAACGTATCTAACACATTCATCACTGAGCACGCAACTCCAGAAGTTGACGCTTACCGCTTTTCTAAACTTGCAACAGAAGCTATCACAGGTACACACTTCAAGTCTGAAACTGACTTGTCAGAAGTGAACATCTACACTAAATTGAAAGCTGCCCTTTTGCCAGTTCGTAAATACGGCGCCCAAAATATCGTTATGTACGTTTCAAGCGAAGTAATGGACTTCCTAGAACGCTCTAAAGACTTCACACGCTCAATCGCCACTACATCACCTCAAGGCATTGACACCCGTGTCACTTCGCTTGATGGAGTTCAAATCATCGAAGTTTGGGATGATGCACGTTTCAAGACTAAGTTTGACTTTACGACAGGTTTTGTCAAAGCGTCAGATGGTAAAGATATCAACTTTTTGATCGTTGCTAAGCCAGCAGTTATCGCAAAAGCTAAATTCAACTCAATCTATCTTTTCGCTCCTGGTCAACATACGGAAGGGGATGGCTATCTGTACCAAAACCGTCTTTATCACGACCTTTTTGTCCTGGACACTAAAAAAGATGGTGTCTATGTATCTCATAAATCAGCTTAATAGGGGGTAAAACATGAAGAAGTACGAGAAAGGCAATCAAGTCTACACTGTTCAGGAGGGCAGTGAACTTGAAATCCAATTGATTGCTGATGGGTTCGAGGAGAAGAAAGAGGAAAAAGACTCTGTCTCTGACCCTTACAGTAAAATGACCGTGGATGAATTGAAAACCCTCCTTGAAGAACGCTCTATTCCACTTCCAGAGGGGAAAGTTACTAAAAAGGATCTTGCAGCCCTTTTAGAAAAAGGTAACGAGGAGTAGTAAACTAAATGGCTAAATACAAAGCAACATCAAATGTAGTTTTTACGGGTGATGAACTAGATCAATCCTTTATTGAAGACGAAATCTACGACTTGCCAGTTAAGACTGCAGATGATTTGAATAACCGTGGTGCATTATCGCACCCAGAATTAAGCCCGTTTTTGGTACGGGTGGACAACAAAAAAGAAGAGACAGAAGAGGTTGAAAAATAGTCAGCCTCTTTTATTTTTAGAAGAGGTGAGAATATGGACTATTTAACCTATCCAGAATATCTTGAATTAGGTTTTGATGAAATTGATAAATTCGATGAATTGTACAAACGCGCAGAAATGACTGTAAACCTGTACATCCACAATTTCTATGCTTACAAAGACTTTGAAAGCGACTTTAAGCCACGCAAAAAAGCTGTAAAGAATGCTATTGCTTATCAGATTTACTACTTGGATCGTTCGGGTATCACTACGGCAGAGGAAAAACAATCATTGTCTAGCGTGACTATTGGGAGAACCTCTGTAAGTTATCAGAACAGCTCTCAGAACGTTTCAAAAGGATCTAAGTATAATCTATCACTCGATGCTGAAAATTGGCTGAGAATGGCTGGATTTGGCTATAGTGGGGTGCCTTATGATAGATAAGCGAATGTTAGTAGATACGGCTATTATCAAGAAGCGTGTTGGAATTGACGAGTGGGGAAAAGAAACATTTGGCGGTGATCTATATATTGATCCTTGCCGTTTTGACGAAAGTACCGCACATGTACAATCACAAAAGTCTGGTAAAAGCAAGAATCGCACAGACCAGTTCGCTGGAGTACTGTACATCGATACAGATTACTGCAATTTTGAAATCGATCGCTCTTATATTGATGGCAAGTTAATTGTAGACAATCAAGAGTACATCATCGTTAAGATCATCCCAAACAGACACCCGATCAATAAGCGAATACTTACTTATGAAATTGAGGTGATCTAATGGGGATTAGTATCACAGTTGATCTAGGACGGATCAACAAGAAGTTTGGCCCGAATGCAAAGAAAGTAGCTGAGTATGCTATCGCTAACCAAGCGATGCTAGACATGGAACAATTTGTGCCAGTTAAAAGCGGGCATCTACGTGGCACTGGTCACGTATCGGGTAACAAAATTATCTATGACACTGTATATGCAAGGGCGCAGTTTTATGGCGGTGCATACAACAAAAAACGCTCTTGGCACTGGTCTAAAGGTAAAACGGCTGGAACTGGCCCACGGTGGGATAAGAAAGCCTCTGCTATGTATGGTAGCAAGTGGGCTGATAAAGGTAAGGAGGCATTAGGGCTATGATTGCTAAAAACGATTTTTTAGAACGGCTTAATGCCTTTGTTAATTCGCTCAATCTCCCTATCAAATCCCGTATGGATTATTTAGATGAAGACGAGAGCCTTGTAGTCTATCCGCTGGCTGGTGGGAAGATTAATAAGATCTATATGGATGAGGCTAGAGATGTATCTCTACCGTTTGAAATTGCAGTCAAGACGAAAGATCACGAGAAAGCCAACACTTGCTTATGGGCAGTAAATGAGGCTTTGTCTGATCTATTCGTAGACATTCCAAGTGCTAACGGTTCGTACGCGTTTGATAATTTGGATGTGGCAATGCCGTTTCTAAATGAGAGAGACGAGCAAGGCTACTATATCTATTTACAAGATATTCAAGCAAACATTACGGTTTTCCAACCGAAAAAAGAAAGGAATTAATTAATATATGGCACGTTATAAAAACGCCCTCCGTGGGCATTTCATCGCTCCTGTAACTGATCCAAAAACAGAACCAGAAAAATCTGCTTATTTGGAACTCGCAAAATGGATCGAAGACATTTCGGACGACACAGATGAAACGAAATCATCTGCTGCGTATTACGATGGGGACGGGACAGAAGAAACTACAGTTACTGCCGTCAAAGGTGTGTATACTGTAAAAGGTACTTACGACAAAGAAGATCCAGCAATGAAATATATTGCTGATTTGAAGTACAAGCTCGGTAATGATCGTCTTGTATGGCACAAAATCGTAGACCCTGACAACAAGAATCAAACAGTCGGAATCGCTACTGTATCTGACATTAAAGCCGGTTCGGGTGCTGCTGCAGAATACGAAGAATTTGGTTGCAAACTCTCATACAACTCCCTTCCAAAAGTTTCAGCAGTCGTCTAATTATAGTTTAGGCGCTATCTATCAAGGTAGCGCTTTTTTTGTGCATTAAAGGAGGAAAAACATGACTATTTCAATTGAATTAAAACGAAATTATATCCCTATCAACATCGGAGAAATTGAACTCCAATTTAATACATCACTAGAAAATATCTCACGGCTTGCTACGCTCCAGGAAGAGATTGCAGAACGCTTTAATAAATACCAGTTAGAGCTGATTGAACGGTCAAATAATGGAGAGTTTGACGATCTCAAAGAGGGAGTTATTAACAAAAAAGTTATTGACGAAGCCTTTGAAATGCAAAAGAAGATGACGGAGATCAAGTATGATGTCTTATTTGGGGACGGTACCTTTGCTAAACTCTACGAACGTTATCCAGACCTTGACGCTTTGGATCATGCATTTGATGAAGTGGATACCATGCTAGGAGCTGAACTTGACCGTCTAGGCCAAGAGCGAGCTAAAGCATCGGGAGCAGTTGCTGAATCATTTGTTAAAAAAGCAAAAGCGAAAAAGAAAAAAACCAGCAAAAAATAAAAAGGGGGACTGCTCATGAAACTAAATGAGCCTATAGAAAACTCCTTTGAATTAAACGGACGCACCTATGAGGTGGATTGCTCCTTTGATCTGGTGCTGGACGTATTCGAGATGTTTGACAACGAAGTCATGAATAATCTTGAGAAGATGCGTACAGCGGTTTTAATGATGACGGACGAAGCCTTGGACAATCCAGAGGATATCGTTGCTGCTTGGGAATATATCAACGAGCATTTTTTGAGAACTAAAAAAGAGCGCGTGGTTTATGACCGGCACGGAAACCCTATGCCAGTGGCCAAGGACGAAGAAGATGATATTCGTTTGATTGATTTTGAAGTAGACGCGCAGGAAATATACGCTAGCTTCGTGCAAGCGTACAATATCAACCTCTTTGAAGCACAAGGCCGGCTAAAATGGCCCGAATTTATCGCGTTACTCAACGGTATGCCAGAGGGGACGGCTGTATCTCAATTAGTAGAGATACGCTCTTGGAAGCCCTCGAAAAACGATAGTAGCGAGTACAAGGCCAAAATGAGACGGCTACAGAATAAATACAGATTAGACGGAAAGGAGGGAGATGAATAATGTCAGATGGAAAAATAGTCATTGACGTCCAGGTTAACGGCAAGAAACTGTCAGAGTTGTCAAGCGCCTTGAAGCGTTTAGAATCCGAAGCCCGTCGATCGGGCCAAGGTGTCAAAAGTGCCGGAGATGGTATCCAGGCCACTGGTGATAAGGCTCTAAGAGCTGGACAGGGTTTTAAACGTGCCGGTGACCGTATGGCTGAGGGTGCGAAGCTATCCGAAACATCAAGCAATGGCTTTCGACGTGCTGGGGAGAAGATTAAAGAAAGTTCTGATTTAGCTGGGCGGTCTGGCTCTGGATTTAAACAAGCCGGTGAGAAAGTCAAAGAAAGCTCAGATCTAGCTCAACGGTCGGGTGATGGCTTTAAACAAGCGGCAGAAAAAGTAAAGGCATCTGGTAATGAAGCCAAAACAGGCGGAGAGGGCTTTAAGTCAGCAAGTTTTAAAATCAAAGAAGCCGGGGCGCTCTCTAAGTCTGGCGGTGATGCTTTTAAACAGGCAGCCGAGAAAGTTAGGGAAGCTGGTACAATCAGTAAAACTGTCGGGAATGGTTTTAAAGTAAGCGCTGATCTAGTCCATAAAGCTGGACAAGTTGCATCACAGAGTGGTGGCGGTTTTGTCAAACTAAAAGACATCATCAAAACCACGGGCGACCAAGCAGAGAAAAGCGCGTCAAAATTTGACAAGATCAAAGACGCGATCAAGAACTTTTCAGTCGGTGCGGTAGCCTTTAAAGCTGTAAGCTCTGCGATGAATCTTGTCAGTCAGTCAATGGATAAAGCGATTGACCGGTTTGATACCTTGCAACGGTTCCCGAAAGTTATGAAGGCTTTTGGTCACTCATCGAAAGATGTGGCAGCGTCTACTAAGCTACTTTCTGAGGGTATCGAAGGACTACCAACAACGCTCGATACGGTTGTAGCGACTACGCAGAAGCTAACCTCAATGACTGGCAACTTGAAGCAGTCTACGAAGTTAACAATCGCCTTAAATAATGCGTTCCTTGCCTCTGGTGCTTCTACTGAAGAAGCGTCGCGCGGTTTAACGCAGTATACCCAGATGTTATCATCCGGAAAGGTTGACTTGCAATCATGGAAGACGTTGCAAGAAACCATGTCTTATGCCCTGCAAAAAACGGCAGAATCTTTTGGCTATGCTGGGGCATCGGCACAGAATGACCTATACAAGGCTTTGCAAGATGGCAAGATAACTTTCAGTGACTTTAGCAAGCGTCTGATTGAGCTGAATAAAGGAGTTAACGGATTTGCTGAAATGGCAAAGAAGAACTCCGAAGGTATCAGAACATCGTTTACTAACATTGTTAGTGCGATTGCGAAAGGTATCGCGAATGTCATTACTGAGTTTGACAAATTAAGTAAGTCTGTCACTGGTAAGAGTATAGCCGAGCATTTGAACAGTATCAAAGATGTCATTAATAATACCTTTAACGTTATCATTAGTGTCATTCGTGGAGCTACACCAGTTGTTAAATCACTAGTAAGTGTATTAGGCTTCCTCAAACCTGTTTTAGACCCACTTATCTCGGTGTTTACCGGAGTTGTAGGTGCGGTCTTGCTCTTTAAAGGGGCAATGCTAGGCCTTGCAATTATCAAGGGTATCGGTAGCCTAATTGGAACGCTTATCACTTCATTGACCTCATTGGCTAGTACCTCGCTCATAGCACAAGGGGCTACTACCGGACTTGCTGGGGCTTTGGCTTCGCTCTCATCTGGTGGAGTATTACTAGTTGTCGGTGCTATCGCTGGTCTGGTGTCATGGTTGACGCAGGAAAGCGAAGCGTCCAAGGAAGCCAAGGCCAAGAATGAAGAGTTTAAACGCTCCCTCGATGATTTGCACGAAAGTGTAAACAAAGGCAATGAAGCCTATAAAGACCGCAGAAACGAGATCCAAGCGACAGCCGAGGACAATGAGCGACTTGTCAGAAAAATCGATGAACTGAACGCGGTAGAGAACAAAACCGCAAGTCAGAAGAAAGAACTTGCATCAGCAGCAGAAACCCTTAACTCACGTATTGAGGGGTTAAATATCCAGTACGATAAAGCCACAGGCACGATCAATATGACTACGGACGCCATTCGTAAGCAGATTGAAGCTGCCAAGGCTACGGCTGAGATTGAAGCTGCCAACGAAAAGATGGTAGAAAATGCCAAGGAGCGCCTTGAAATCAAGGACAAGATTAAAGAGCTTGAGAAAGAGTATCAAAGCGCTCTCGATAAAACCAGTGAACTTGAGGAAAAAGGTGGGACTGTTGCCGCTCTTGCTAGCAAGGTTAAAGCGGAAGGCAAACAAAAGTACCAAGAAGAACTCCAAAAACTACAAGACGACATCAAGAAAACCGAAGAGTCTGATAATGAGTTGACAGGCTTGATCACTAAGAACAACGAAATCAAGGCTAAGTCTACAGAAGATGCTTCTGGTCGTATGATCTATACGATGCAGAATATGAACGAAGCCCAGCGTAAGGCTGTAGAGATGATGCAACAAGAATTTGCTAATCTCAAAGGTGAGGTTCAGAACGCATTCCAAGCAATCGAACAACAAACAGCCCTATCTGCAGATCAAATGACCGCTAACTTGCAGAAGAACATCGACGCAGTCGATAAGTGGTCACAGAACCTTGAAATACTTGCCAAACGCGGGCTAGACCAAGGTCTTATCGAACAAATGAAACAAGCTGGCCCTAAAATGGCCAACCAAACGCAGGCCTTGGTAGATGCGTCTGATGAGCAACTTGGACGGCTCAATAGTAAGTGGACCGAGGCAGGAGATAAAGCCAAGGAAGGCTTCTTACGTAGTATTCACGCAACAGGGGAAGAACTACCACCAGAAATTCAAGCAATGGTAACAGCTATTGCTACCGAGTTTAGAAAAGCACTTGCTGAGGCAGATTTTGAAACGCAAGGACGTGAAGTTTCTAAGAAGACAGCCGAGGGAGTACGCTCCGGTAAAAGCGATGTCCAACAGGCAGCATCCGAAGTCACGGAGGCATCTAAACAAGCGTTTAACAACTTGCCAACGGAAGCTAAATACAGCGGGTCGCAAGTGAGCGGTCAATATGCGCAAGGGATCGCAGAGAATCAAGGTGCAGCACAAAGCGCTAGTGAATTGCTCAAGACTGCCTCTTTAGGAGTCCTGTCTGGCCTCTTTGGTGAAGGACAAGCTAAAGGTGCCGAACTCGGTTCTGGTGTTGCCTCTGGTGCTAGTAGTGGAGCTGGTGCCGTACAAGCAGCAGCAGACACGTTGAAGATGTTTGCTGTAACCGGAATGTCTGGACTTGGACCAGAAGGGCAAGCCAAGGGTGCTGAATTTGGTACAGGAGTAGCGTCTGGGATTAGTGTTGGGCAACAAGTAGCGATAGGCGCAGCATCCGCATTGAATCTCGCTGTATCTGCTCAATTTTTGACGATGGGAGCGAACGGTCAGCAAGCTGGATCTCAATTTGGTTCTGGTGTCGGTGGAGGTATCACTTCCACGCAAGGGATTGCTACTGGTGCAGCAGGCATTATGAAACAATTGATTAATGTCAGCGTAAGCTCACTTGGTAGTGATGGTCGTAACTCTGGGACACAATTTGGGGCAGGAGTCACTAGTGGTATTGCCAGCCAAAACGGCGCAGTACACGGTGCGTCAAGTGCCTTGAAATCGTCAGCCCACAGTGGGATGTCTGGTGGATATAGCGGAGGCTATAGCGCAGGTATGGCAATCGGCGAGGGTATGATGAGCGGTATCTACGCTATGGCTGGATCGGTTGCAGCAGCAGCAGCCAGCATCGCAAGTAGCGCAGTAGCAGCAGCACGATCTACCTTGCGGATCAACTCACCATCTAAAGTCTTTAGAGACCAAGTCGGTCGCGCTATCCCAGAGGGTATGGCGGTAGGTATTGAAAAATACGGCTACTATGTAGACGACTCAATGACCGACCTCGCTAATAAGACAGTAGAGTCTGGTAAGAAATACACAGACGGCTTTGGCTTTAACTTGCCAGGGCGCGGTGATCTTGTTAGTGGTCTGACTGATACCCTAGCTTCACGCTTTGGCTATGCAGGCGGTGGAGTTTCAAACTCTAACGTCACAAACAACTACACGTTAAACGCCAACGGTACGGCTAACGACAACTTCTTTAGTCCAGAGAATATGCGCAGGCTCTTGCGTGAACTTGCTTACTATACGAATTTGGAAGGAGGTAAAATGGCGTAATGGGAAGTTTTACATTTAACGGAGTATCAAGCACTACTCACGGGCTACGAGTGACCAGCGACTATGTTATTAACTCAACTGGAAACGACGTGGAAACAGTATCGGTCCCTGGACGCGATGGTGATCTATTGATCTCAAAGAACCGTCTTAAATCGGTTACTATCGAGTTGCCTTGTACCGTCCTTTCTAGTCGCAAACTCACAGATGCAGAAAGTGATATTAGTAACTGGCTCAATGTAGACGGCTATAAAGACTTGACTCTATCCTGGGACCCAGATTTTATCTACCGATCGGCATTTATCGAAACCTTTGAAATTGCAAGCCTTATGCGACAGTTTGGCAAGGTCAAGCTGAATTTTTTGACCTACCCAGTCAAATTTTACAAGCAAGGCCGTACCACTCAAACGCTCTCAAACGGCGCGACAGTCAACGGCCTCGGCAATGTTAAGGCAAATCCTGTTATCACGTTAGTGGGATCGGGTGACTGTACGCTTACCATCAACGGTCGTAAAACTAAATTGAGAGCTGTGCAGAACACGATCACGCTGGATATGCAGGCTAGACAGGTATTTAGTGGTAACCTACCAGCGTGGGATAAGGTCGTAAGAGCGCCACAATACCAAATGCCGTATTTGGACGCTGGTCGTAACTTGATAAGCTGGGACGGTGATTTTACTGTCAAAATGGCACCGTACTGGGGGGTTAAGCTATGAGACCTATACTATTTAGCAAAGATGAGCAGTCGTTTGATACGTATGGTTTAGGTGAGCTTGACGTAACCAAGGGGAATGTAACCCGTGAACGCAATGGGAATTATACGCTATACGCAGAAATTCCAGTCAATGACCCAATGGTCTCTATTTTGCAAAAAGAAATGAAGCTCAAGGCTGACGCTGGCCTACGCACTAAAAATCAAACCTTTGAGATCTCACGGATCGTAAAAGATAGCAGTAACATTGTTAAAATCTACGGTCAGCATATCTCTCACAAGTTGGAATACATGGCCCTACGAAATGCCACAGCATTTGCTGGATCGGCATATGACGCCCTAGGCATTTGGAAGGGTGCGTTGATTGGTGACCTACGCTTCGATGTCTGGTCTGACATCCAGACTATCGGCAAGGGTGTGTTTGACATTTCCAAGATGGAGAATGCACGACAGGCTCTTGGTGGTGTTGAGGGGTCTATTTTGGACATCTATGGCGGTGAATATGAGTTTGACAATATGACCGTGCGACTGCATAAGCAGTTGGGCCGTACTGCCCCAACCGTGTTAGAGTATGGACGGAATATCCTATCTGCCGAATCAGATGAAACAATCGAGAGCGCATACACTAGCGTGTTACCATTCGCTACTTATACACCCGATAAACCAGAGGGTGATACTAGTGATAGCCAGCCCGATGCAGTAACCGTAACGCTCCCAGAGGATTACGTAGACAGTAAATACAAGGACCTATACGCACATCGCAGAATTAAGATCGTGGATTTCTCTAGCGAGTTTAAGAGTGATGGGAAAAATAAGGATATTCCAACAGTTGAGAAACTGCGTAAGATGGCCACTGATTACATGGATCGCAACGCAATCGGTAAGCCTAAGTTCAATACCAAGATCGAGTACGCTGATCTAGCACGCACACTTGACTATGCGGATCGAGGCTGGATTGAAGAAGTCGAACTATGCGATATCGTGCCTGTCTATTATCCACAGATTGGGCTGACCGATGAAACTTTGAAAATAACCACGATCACTTACGATTTTGTAAACGAACGAAATGAGAGCGTAGAGTTTGGTGATATCGGCACGAACGTTAGAGCCACGATGCAGAACGGTCTAGCTGGCAAGGTTGACGATATTGCCAAGGCTCAACAAGCGTTTGAGAATAGCTTGCCAGACTATCTTTTAAACGCTCAAGGGAATAAAGTCTGGTATAACAGACCAGACGACAAAGAACATAAGGTCGGTGATATCTGGTTTGAGAAGAACGGCATCTATGACCGTATGTATGTGTGGAACGGTGAGATGTGGGAGAAACGCATCGATACCGAGGATATCGACAAGATCAAGAAGGAAGTCGATAAGCAGCTAGAACAAGCCAAGCAGTCAACGGCAATCGAAATTGCCAAGGCTGACGCAAAGGCCCAAGAGGCGCTGGCTAAAGCTGGTACAATCCCAGATATGCCCACGCTATCCGAGCAGATCAAACAGCAGATCTTATCTAGTCCAGACTTAAATCGAAAAGTAACGGAAAGCCTCAATCAGACTGACAGCGGGGTTATCTATAATAAGATATACCAAAATATCAAAACCGACTTCGTCGAGCAAAATGATATTAACCAAGTCTTGAATAGTTTCAGCGATGAACTTCAAGCTCAAGTTGCAGAATTTCAAAAATTAACCGAATCTAACAAGCTCTACGAACGTATCATTGGCAAGTCCGAAACAGACGCACCAGATAAGCTATCACGGCTTGTCATGAGCAGTCAGATCTTTCAGACTGAGGTCGGACAGTATGTCAATACCAATGGGGCTAACCTGCTAAATGGATCTAAAGGCCCGTTTAAACCAGACAAGAAGCCAGCTAACTTTGATAACAACATTCTGTATGTAGGAAATACGTCTATTTACATGGAACAGGGGCAGGAATACACCATTTCTGCTAAAACAGACGGAAACTTTACAGCCCATCACGATGGACTTAAAGAATCCGATAACGTAGTTCTTTGGATTATGGACAAGGATGTCAGAAATTATCAGATCGTGTCAGATCTGAAGACTGGCACGACTGGAACCAAGATCACTTGGAATAAGCCAACAGGGACTTATCACTTGCGCGTGAACACGTATCGCAAAGATCCAAGTAAATTAAAAAGCGTTTGGGACGTCAAAGTTGAAAAAGGGTCAATCAAGTCTGATTACACACTATCGCTAACCGACCAACTCAAAGCTGATCCATTGATCGAAGCTACACGGACACAAATGACCCAACTAGCTGGATCGTGGGCCGTAAAAAATCTCAACAGCAACGGTGACGTGCTTAACTCGATCAACGTACTTGCGAATGGTACAAACCGAATTGACGGACGGTTGACTCATATCACAGGCCAGACCGTGATAGACGAAGCCGTGATCGATGGTGCATCCATCAAGTCACTATCAGCTAGTAAATTGTCGGGTGGTGAGGCCGACTTCGCTAAAATCAATGTTGTCAATTTTGATGCTAAGAATGTGACATCTGGAACATTTACAGGCCTTACGTTTAGAGGTGGTCTGATCGAAGGGCTAAACGGCAAAATGAACATCGATCTGCAAAACAGTCAAATAAATATATTGGATAATGATGCAGGGATCAATCGGCAAAAAGGAGGATTCCCGTTGCAATTCATCCGAATGATAAACGATGACCAGATCACTAATCGCGGTATCAAGAAATCGACTCTAACGATTATCGGCTCAAATCGTGATGGAACAGGAGTGTCGCATAACAGCGGTTTTGCTGGTTTTAGAACATACAACAGCGCTACTGATTCGCTTTCTGAGGTCGTTGGTGATCAAGTGCTTATTATGAGTAATAATAGTATGCGTAGTCCGTGGATCTTTAAGGCAGCAGATTATACTGATAATCAGCACAGATTGATACCGTCGAACGAAAACGGAACTAGACATTCGATCGGCCGAAGTGACAGGCGATTAAGTGAGATCCACGTTGACGAAATTTATGTAAATGGTGTACGTCTTAAAATGGCACTTAAAGACATGCTCAACAGAATTGGATATCGCGGTACAGGAAATTGGGGGGATAATATAAATTGATGAATGAACAGACATATCAACGAACTTTGAATAAAATTAGTTTTAGGCTAGCAAATTCGGAGATGGTATCAGCGCAATTTGAAGCGCTTTACGAAGAATCGCAAGAACAATGTAAGCGAGCTAACGACTTACTAGCTAAGTTTGACAAGGTTTTAGAGAGTGATCCGGCTCTCAAAGAATTGTTTGACGAGGCTTCTCAAAAATTGGAAGAAGGTAAATAATGACATTTAAAGTAGTAAATAAATACTTACAGGAAACAAACAAAACTTTTGTCGCAATTCGACAAGACGCACCATATACGGCTTTTGACCGTGTACTCATCGGTGATCGCACTAACGAATCAGATGATTCGCTAATCGAAGCGGTATTGGGTCAGATCGCGACAGAGTTTAACCCAGCAGACGGAGTGAAGAAGTTACAAGAAGATTTGCACGTACAAGCTGAAAACTACGAGCAGAAACTTGCTGAAAAAGATACTAAAATCGCAGAAGTTAAAGCAGTAGCAGATTGGGCAGTATTGGCCCGTGTGACTGATACGGAGAACCCATTAGACCCAACAATCTACAAGCGTGGTCTTGAATTGATTGACCTTGGGGAATCTGGCAAGACTTACAAATCGCAAGAAATCTTCGCGATTGAAGATAGTACATACAATGCCTTGTATGGCGAGGGTAATCGTGTTATGGTACAAGTCAATAGTGACTTCACTTACAACGGTGAAACCCTTGACCAACTTGCAAGCCTTGAACGAAATGGGAAACTTGCAGTCTGGAAGTGGACGAAGCCAAAAGAGGATACAGATCTGGACACTCAACCCGTCCAGTAAGCTAGTAATTTAATGGGGAGGTGGTAAAATTGGACCTATTAACACTAGTTGACAAATTGACTCCCGTTTTAGTCGTTATCATTCCAAGTTACTTTTCCTTTAAAAGTACAAAAACTTCCAAAGAAGCTGACAAACGTCTTGAGGGTCTATCTAATAAGATAGACACCCTCGAGAAGTCAGTCTCAACCGTGGAAGAGATCGGGAAAGATAACCAGCGAAATTTAACGATTATCGGGAAAGGCTTACAACGACTTCAACGTTTTCGATTGCAGGAAAATTTGAAAAACGCGCTCAAACGCGGACACACGAACCAGCACGAGCTTGAAGAGTTGTCAAAGTTATATGAAAGTTACGTTGAATTAGGCGGAAATGGCGCTATTAAAGTGCTTTTTGAACGCTTTTTAGAATTAGAAATAAAAGAGGAAAAATAACATGGATCAAATCACAAGCATTATTACTTCATCGGCTATGAGTATTTTAGTTGTATTAACTGGTATCGTGGTTCAAGCGATCAAAAAATACTTGCTCATGCGTGGAGGCAAGAAAGCAATCGAGATCGTTGAGATCTTGGCAAAGAACGCTGTACAAGCTACAGAGCAAGTTGCGGACAAGTTGGATATCCACGGAGCAGATAAGCTTGAGCACGCTAAAACGAGCTTGATCGAGGGCCTTGAGTCTCAAAATATCCACTTGACGAATCAAGAACTTAATACTTTTATTGAAGCTGCTGTCAAAAAAGCTAACGAAGCATGGAAAGGTAACTGACATGGGAATTAACACAGAGGCAGCCATTGCCTGGATGGCAGCAAGAGCTGGCAAGGTCACCTACTCTATGGACTACCGTAACGGGCCGAACTCTTACGACTGTTCTAGCTCTGTCTACTTTGCCCTTATGAGCGCTGGAGCAATTTCGGCGGGCTGGGCAGTAAATACGGAGTATGAGCATGACTGGCTCATTAAGAACGGTTACACGCTTGTTGCTGAAGATCAGGACTGGGACTCTAAGCGTGGTGATATCTTTATCTGGGGTCAACGTGGACAGTCTAGCGGCGCTGGAGGTCACACAGGTATCTTTATTGACCCTGATAACATCATTCACTGTAACTACGCTCACAACGGTATCACGGTAAACAACTACAATCAGACGGCGGCTGCTAGTGGTTGGATGTATTGCTATGTTTACCGCTTGACGAACCAAGCAAGCACGCCCTCAACCTCACCATTAGGCAAAGACCTTGATACCTTGGTTAGGGAGACCCTGGCAGGTAAGTACGGTAACGGAGATACCCGCAAAGCAGCTCTTGGCAATCAATATGAGGCTGTCATGGCAGTCATCAATGGCAAAGCTACGGCACCTAAAAAGACGATTGACCAGCTTGCTCAGGAAGTTATCCAAGGCAAGCATGGAAACGGTGAGGAACGTAAGAAAGCCCTAAGCTCTGACTATGACGCAGTTCAAAAACGGGTTACTGAAATCCTGAAAGGTAGCACATCAGGAAACGCCTCTAAAACGCCCTCAGACGCTCCAAAAAGTGAGGTGGTAAATTCCTCCACTGAACCCAAAACAGGAGAAACTGGGGCAACTGGTAAAGCGACAGACACAAAAATCACAAAAGAGGACGGTGACTTGTCCTTTAACGGGGCAATTCTCAAAAAATCCGTCCTAGATGTCATCCTTGCTAAGTGTAAGGAGCATAACATCCTCCCTAGCTACGCTATCACCGTCCTACACTTTGAGGGGCTTTGGGGCACCTCAGCAGTAGGTAAGGCGGATAACAACTGGGGCGGCATGACCTGGACAGGTAAAGGAGAGCGTCCTAGTGGCGTAACAGTTACCCAAGGCTCAGCAAGACCAGCAAGTGAGGGAGGAAACTACATGCACTACGCCTCTGTAGATGATTTCCTGACTGACTGGTTCTACTTGCTACGTGCTGACGGCTCTTACAAGGTCAGCGGTGCTAAGACCTTTAGCGAGGCTGTCAAAGGTATGTTTAAGGTCGGTGGTGCGGTCTACGACTACGCTGCTACAGGCTATGATAATTACCTAGTAGGTATGTCAAGCCGTCTGAAAGCTATTGAGGCTGAAAACGGCTCACTAGCTAAGTATGACACTGCTACCGTCGATAATGTCGGTAGCACAGACAAGATTGAGGTCAACATTGAGGGGATTGAAATTACCATCAATGGTGTAACCTACACAATCTCTAAAAAACCAGTTTAGAAAGGATATACTCCTTTTAGCATAAGACGCATTAAGCCCTTAGGAAAAATCCTAGGGGCTTTTTTTGCATTTTCTTGAAGTTTTTACGAATATCTAGGTAAGGAGGAAATAAAATGACTAAAATCAAACGTATTAAACTTGACCGCATTGAGTACTCTAGCTATGGTGTAGAGCACTGGTGCAGGGTCTACATCAAGTACAGAGGGAAGTTTTACAAGATGTGGCAGTTAGTCCTAGCAGATGAGGAGCTGGATAGCTACCAGCTAGCCTGTGAATTGCTCAAGCGTGCCAAAGAGATTAAGGCACATGTAAGGTCAGTGTCAAAAACTAGTAATTTTAGTATCATTCATTGAAATGTTGGTCACTAAAATTCTTTATACTTTCCATCTGATGACAACTTTATCAGCCGTGACTTGAACCTTATTTATAATTCCTCTAACTAGTATCTTCTGTCTCTCGTAATCCATTGAAAATACTTTTTCAGCGTTTAGCAGCTCCCTCATATCGGCCTTTCTTTTGTCTCTCCTGAGCGCTGGATCGTTTTCCAGTTCAGTCTCAAGAGTCGCCCTCATGCTTATAAATTCAGCCGACTTGCTCTGCAACTCCTCAAGAGTAATGCGGTCATCTATGTAGAGGTCGTTAAGTCTACTCAGTTTCTTCGAGAGCTCCTCTATTTGTTTCTTGTAGCTCTCACGATCTATGGTTTCAGCATTGTCCCCTGAAAATATTTTATCTAGATAACCAGTATCATCTTGTAGCTTACTAATCTCTGTCAGCACATAGTTTTCCAAGGCATCTTTTTCGTAAAATCCTGAGTCACATTTTACATTATTGTTATATACGGTCACACCCTTAGTTTTCCTAGGGTGTCTCTGGTGGCATTCGTACCTGATGAACCTAGTGCCGTCCTTCCTGACCATTCCCATCAATAGTTTTAAGGGCGCACCACAATATCCACATTGTGCAAGTCCTGACAGCATATACTTAGCCTGAAACGGTCTAGGGTTTGTCTTTTCTGCAGCAATCCTCTGTCTGATTTTCAGCTCCTCTTGCGTCCTCTTATACACATCCTCCGTGATAATAGGTTCATGATCCCCAGTGAATAATTGGCCCTTGTATTGGTTGTAACCACAATAGACAGGATTTGACAATATTCCTCTGATAACCCTATAGTTCCAGCTGATTTCCTTAGGGTAGTTTTCGTTTAAGTCATCCCTTAATTTGGTAATAGATCGACCTGCCAGATAGCGCTCAAAAATATACTTGACGACCAATGACTGTGCTGGGTTTATATCCAGGGTCCCTGTTTCTTTCTGATAGTTGTATCCGTAAGACGTTCTAGCCCACATCATAGATTTTCCAGCCTTGGCACGTCCCAGCTTGCCTAGTTGCATTCTTTCCTTGATTTGTTCCCGCTCAAGCTGAGCGAATACGCTCAAAAGCCCAATCATAGCCTTACCGAAAGGTGTAGAGGTGTCAAAATTCTCTTGCAGGCTCAAAAATTCTATCCCATTCTTGATGAAAACATCCTCGATCAAGAAAAGCGTATCTTTCTGACTACGGCTGAGACGGTCCAGCTTATAGACTAGTACCGTATCAAATTTCTTTCTTTCAGCATCCCTGATAAGTTGCTCCAGCGCTGGGCGCTCGGTTGTAGAGCCAGAGAAGCCTCCGTCAGTATAAACCTTGTATATATGCCAGTCCTTAATATCGCAGTAGCTTTCCAATTTTGCCTTCTGCTCTTCTATCGAGTATCCCTCTTCCAACTGAGAAGTAGTTGACACGCGCACATATAATGCTACTTTATTCATTGTCTTTCCCCTCCATTTTTGATAAAATAGAGTACAGAAAGACACCTTTCAAAATATTCATTTTGAAACCTTTCTTTATCTTGACTGCCTCACGCTCAGACTCGCCAAAGTTTGAGAGCGTGGGGTTTTTTTGTTTGAACCGTTTCCGATTTGGAAACAGCTGGTTTTATTCTTTCGATAAGTGTTGTTGAAGAATTAAGGCCACGTTGGCTTTCTCTTCCTCCGTCATAGGTGGATCATTTGGGTCATCTACTGAAAACTCGATAGCATGCCACTCATCATTGACTCTAATCCACTCTCTTCTTCTATGACATTGACAATCTAGGTTGTGTTTAATCACTTCCATCGGTCTACTTTCGATACTCATGTTATCTCTCCCGATAAATATCTACGACTTCCCCAATAGTTCGGATGTCGTCATTTTCTGACAAGTGGATTTCCTCATACCCACTATTTAGACTTTGAAGATACCAGGATCCGTCATAATCCCTTTTTAACTTCTTGACGAAGTTCTTTCCATTTACCTGGAAAATGCCAATAGAGTTGATATCAACCTGACTAGTAACCTTAATGAACAACAGATCGTTATCTTCTATTAGAGGCTCCATAGAGTCACCAGCAACTTTAGCAATAGTATCATACTCGTTAGGAACATCATTGGCTCTCAATCTTACCTCCATGTGCAGGTTGTCTTCCTGAAATGTTCCATGACCAGCAGCTACCAATCCCTCTACATAATCAGTAATGTAGTCCTCGTCATCTTGAGGCTTGTCAAACATAGAAATAATATTAGAGTTCTCTTGCTCTTCAAGTTGCTCCTTAGCATAATTAAGGACTTTCTCCTGCCTTGGGTCTTCTAGTTTGTTGTAGATCGGTAAGATTTTAGCCTCATTGCCGTTGAAATAATCTAAAGGTACGTCGAAATAATCAGCAAGGACTCTGACTGATGAAAGCCTTGGCTCTTCTTTGTCATTTTCCCATTTAGAAATTTTCCCTTTATTAAAGTTCATAGTATCAGGATACCTATTGTTTAAATTGTTAGCCAACTCATCAAGAGTTAAGTTATGTTTCTTTCTAAGTTCTCTGATTTTGTTTCCAATCATTTTTCCACTTCCTCATTTCTTAATAATCATTATACTATAAAAGTTTCGTTTTCGCAAACATTTTTTAAAAAAATAAAAAAAGTTGTTGACAACGAAACAAAGTTAGTATATACTAGAATCATAAAACGAGGTTGCGAAAACGACAACTTAGAAAGGAGAGGCCTATGAGCGGTGTAATGGTGCTAGATAAGCCGTATCTAAATTTAAAAAGCATTATTGTTTCAAAAGGAATGAAACAAAAAGAAATTGCTGAACAATTGGATATGGACAAGTCAACTTTTAACATGAAAGTCAATCGTTACCGTGGACGTGATTTCACATTTTCGGAAGCTAGCAAACTTTCAAAACTACTAGACATCAAAATGGAGGATTTCTAGTATTTTTTTAGAAAAAAAGTTGCGAAAACGACAACTTAGAAAGGAGAAAGGAAAAAAAGATGTTAGGGCAAAAAGAAAAATACCACGATAGACGTGGTAGACCTGATGAATTGAAGGTTGAAAAAGTTATCCACCTTTCAATTTTGAGAGGCGAAGGAACCGATACGGATGGCATTAGGGTTGTAGAACAGTATTATAACATGGACGGAAATCTAATATTTGAATTAGATCCTTGCTCTCCGCATTATCAAGAATTTTTAGGTCTGCGTTGATTTTGTTTATCTTTGTCTAAATCTAAAATATCTTGTAGTAATTGCTCGTTATCATGGCGTTCAATATACCATTTTTGCATAAGTAATTCTATAAACTTCAGCAACTTGTGAGCCTCATTCGGTTCGATATCCACTATAAAATTTATATCTTTTTCTGGATGGGCGCCAATGTTTCCCAGTTTTCGTAGAGCATTGAGTACATTTTTAGTGCTTGGGTCAACAGACTCTTTTAAAGCATCTATCTCATCTACTAACCTTGCTTTAGAAATTCCCCAAAAATCTCTAATCATTCCTTGTAGACAACGTCTAGAGAGGGTAGCAGAAGCTTTGGGGCTGAGATTTAAGATAGCATGAGCTTCTTCATAATCACTTCTGATAGTCTGTGGAATGTATTCCGGGTAAACTTTAGCAAGTGAAATTGGATTAAAGTGCACAATGCGATTTGGGAATTGACTTCCTACGCCCACGATGTCGATTGAAACTTTATGGCAGTTTGGACAATTCATTGTTTGTATCGTTATTTTGTCACTCAAATTTTCTTCGATGGGAAAATGCGGACGACGAATCAAAAAGTAGTGCTCATCTTCTCGAAAAGTATCGTCGTGATTTGGAATAGAGCAACCGCAAAACAAGCAGAATAGTTTACTAGAATCCATAAGATTTCTCCATTCGTTTTTATTCTATTATACCAAATTGGAAAGGGTTTATATGAACGAAGTTATCACAGTAACATTAAATGACAAGCATGAGCCTGTGGTGTCAGGAAGACAACTACATGAGGCATTGGGAGTCAAAACTCGATACAATGATTGGTTTAATCGTATGACAGAATACGGTTTTATTGAAAATCAAGACTATCTAGCTATTACTCAAAAAAGAGTAACAGCTCAAGGAAACTCAACTAATCAAGTAGATCACGTCATCAAGCTAGACATGGCAAAAGAAATTGCTATGATCCAGCGAACAGAACGAGGCAAGCAAGTCCGACAGTACTTTATACAAGTAGAGAAAGACTTTAATAGCCCTGAGAAGATTATGGCAAGAGCCTTGCTTATGGCTGATCAGAAAGTCCACAAGCTAGAGGCCAAGATAGAAGCTGATAGACCCAAGGTGCTATTTGCCGAGGCAGTCAGTGCTAGTCACACATCTATCCTAGTTGGAGAACTTGCCAAGCTACTCAAGCAGAACGGGGTAGACATTGGAGCGACACGCTTGTTTAGTTGGCTACGAGCTCATGGATACCTAATCAAACGCAACGGACGTGATTGGAACATGCCGACACAAAAGAGCGTAGAGATGGGGCTCATACGAGTCAAAGAAACAAGCATCACGCATGCTGACGGCCACATCACAGTGAGCAAGACACCTCTTGTCACAGGCAAAGGCCAGCAATATTTTATCAATAAATTTCTTAATCAGGAATACTTAACAGTTTAGAAAGGAGCAAACATGAAGCAATTAAAACTAAGTATTAAACCCAAACAAGAACCTACTGAGGGTCAATGTTTACATTCGTCAGGTTATTCAGTAAAAATCAATGACTGGGAACTTGGTCGTGGTGTTACTGATTTTAAGTTAGAAATGTCAGCAGACAAAAAACCAAAAGCCACCGTCACATTTACACCAGATGTTATTGATGTAGATGAGATGATGGCAGTAAAAGAAGTGCAAATGAAGGACAACCTGGTTGGAAAATTCCTTGAAATCTCTGGAGAGATTGTAGGTCAGATTGTCGCAGAAGAAAAAGAAACACTGCTTGTCAGAAAAACAATAGTAGATAAAGATCTAGTGAAACGTGAGAACGAAGAACTAGAAACAATTATCTCTCACTTGTTACTTACCCAGAAAGCAGTGTATCTATCAAAGAATTATTTAGATAATTATTGGGTTAAAACAGTTGAATTACCTAACATTCCTGTAACCGTCAAGGCGATTGACAGCGTGGTCTTGATTAACAAACTCTTTGGCATGTAAATTTGGCTCGGCGTAGCCACTAACATACTCAATGAGTGTAATCAGATAACGATTAGTTTTCGGGTCAGGATTTACAGCCACGATACTACCAGGGGAAGGAATCTCTGGGAGTGATACTGTGTGCACGGTCCGACCTTCTACAACAATATGACAAGTAGTCATAACTTATTCTCCTTTCGTTGGGATAAGTTTATTATAGCAAAAAAGCCCTCAAGGAACGGCAATTCCATTGAGGGAGTAAGAAAAATACTTATGAGGTAATTATATCATGAAAAAAGAAAAAAAGAAATGGGAGCCACGGATTGTAAACATCATGGCAGATGGTTCTCAGGTTGACGATCTTACAGGATATGTCATCCCTGCTGGTCATTCTTACTATGACATCATTTTAGGCATGAACAAGCGAGAGTTACAGAAAGGGGCTTAAATATGAGGTATGCAGTATATAATCAGGAACACTCACGAGAATTACACATCTATCAATAACGCTTTCACTCAAGATAAGCAACTGAAACCAGCCACAATAGGGATTTTAGCAGTCATACTGACTAATAAGTCTGATTGGGTTGTGTATCCTGACGAGATTGCACGACGTTTAGGAATAAGTAGGCGCACCGTAGATGAACACTTTAAGCTTTTAGAAAAAGCTGGTTATCTCAGAGTTTACCGCTTAGGACTAGGCAGAGGTAAAGGCGTTACAGTACACAGATTTTTTTCAGACATGCCTATTTCAGATGATTACTTTGAGTATCTAAAAACCAATCTTGAGAAAGAGTTATCCACAGATGACGGAGTTTAAAATACAGTTGGAAAATATTGCCATGTGTAAAATTGCCATGTGTAAAATTGCCATGTGTAAAATTGCCATGTGTAAAATTGCCATGTGTAAAATTGCCCCCTAATAAGTACTAACTATATAACAAGTACTAACTATACAACAATCTAAGCCTACGGCACTAACTAAATAACAAGTACTAACCAACAACAAACTAGTACTTATAAATAAAAAAAGAAAAGAGAGAAAAAATGACTTCAAACCAAAACAACAAAACCATTGAACGCATCCAAGAGTTACAACAAGATCTACATGGTATCGCAATGACTGGGATGCTAACGCTAGCGCTCATTGAACCTAAAGGAATTGAGGGAGCAATACTAGAAAATACGATGGAAACGATCCACAAAGTATCACATGCTATCCAGGACGTGCTAGACGGCAAAACGCCAAAGCAAGCCATTGATACATACTTAGCTAGTGAAGATGGAGAAGAATAATGTTAGAAAAGATCAAAAACTTATTTAACCTGGACTATTTCAACGAAGATGAGCCAGTACAGCACAGCGGGACCTTGATTGATATCCGCACGCTACAAGCTCAAGTGCGAGATCTACAAGAAGTTGTGCGCAAACAAAATGCAATCATGCGAGAGCTCTCAGAAGAGAATATCCGTTTAGGGTATGAGTGCAAACGCTATGCTGACACAGTGGCAGTCCAACAACGTCTCATTGATGTATATGAGAATATGAACAATTAAGGAGGCTCACATGGACAGAGGACTATTTGGAACCTTTGACTATGACCGTGATCACTTACAGCCTGAGCCAGAGCGTGAGATCCGTGATCCAGATGATTGGGTATTCGTAGGAGGACGCTGGGTGTTTGTAGGAGATGAGTGATATGGAAGTAAATTGTCAGGATGATGCTTATTGGCGCAAGTACTATGAGAGACTTTGCCACAACCTGGGTGAGATTGTCGATGAACAGCAAGACAGAATAATCTCACTGAACAAGAAAAACAGCCGTCTAAAGCGTGAAATTTGGAACATGAAACAGACAAAAAGGAGAAGAAAATGAGTTACGAACAAATATCAGAATCAACATACTATCAAAATATGAGCTATTGGAATCAAGTAGCACAAAATTATAGAGCGTTAGGCGGTCTAGGAATTTGTGACGATGAAACAGGCGAAGAGCTTTATACAGTATAAGGAGAAGAAGATGACTAATGACATTCAAACGGCAGAAAAGAACTTTTTAGAAAACCCACAGACTTTGACCAGTGGGATTGTCAGAAAGTATCTTGACCCACAAGGCAAAGCCAGTGATGAGGAACTTGCTTATTTTATCGCTCAGGCACGGGTTCAAAACCTAAACCCGTTCACCAAAGAGATTTATTTTATCAAATACGGCAATCAACCAGCTCAAATTGTCGTAGCCCTAAAAGCATTTCAGAAAAAAGCTGATGCTCACCCTCAATTTGACGGCATGGACTCAGGCATTATCTATGAAAAAGACGGAGAAATCCAACGGTCTGAGGGTGCTTTTTTGCCACGAGGCGCAGAAATTCTTGGGGCTTGGGCGGTAGTCTACCGAAAAGACCGTACACATCCAACAAAAGCAGAAGTGACATTCTCTGAATATGACAATTCCAAAATCAGAAAAGAGGGAAAAATCAACCAATATGGCAAAGAAAACAAGCCTAACACATGGGACGAAAAGCCAGCTGTCATGATACACAAAGTAGCACTAGTAACAGCCTTGAGAAACGCTTTCCCAAATGAACTAGGTGGGCTTTATGAGGCGGACGAACTACGAGAGCCTAAAGATGTCACCCCACAGCCACAAGAAAGCCGTGAGGAAATCTTAGAGCGTAGACTCAACGAGGCTAAAGCACAACAAGCTAAGCTAGCTGAACAAGGCAAGCTGAATGAGACAGCCTACACAGCAGATGAAGCCCCTGACCCCGTTGAGGAACCAGTACAGGGGGAGCTACTAGACGGCGAACTAGAATACTAGGAGGACAACATGCAAGAATTACAAGTAAAAGTAACACAGGCACAGGTTGAAATCATTGACCGTGAGAAGTTTGAGCAAAATATCAACGAGGTTGTAGCTAAGTACGAAAATTACACAGTCACAGCTGGAACCATCAAGGAAGATAAGCAGGTGCTGGCTGATTTACGCAAGCTCAAGAAGCAGATTTCTGATGAGCGTATCAAGATTAAGCGTGAACTGTCTCAATCGGCTGATGAATTTGATAAGTACATCAAGGACACCAGCGAGCCTATGGACGATGTCATCAACAAGATTGCAAATGATGTCAAGGAATTTGAAGATCATCAAAAAGCTGTCCGCTTGGATACAGTCAAGAGCTACTTGGCTAATAAATCGGCTGAGTATATGCTAGATCCTCGGATTTTCGACGAAAAAGCTACAGAACACATCAAGGCCAGCGACTTTATGGCAGATGGCGTGACGCTCAAGAAAACCACAATGAAATCACTTGATGACATGGTTACATTTGAGTACCAGAGCCAGCAACAGCTAGAGAAAGCAAAAGCAACCATCTCAGGACAATGTGCTGAGTACGGTATGACTGACCAGCCTTATATCCGTATGCTACGTGACTTGACTGTATTGGAAGTCCTGGAGCAAATCAAGTCTGACTACGCCTTTGAAAAGCAAAAGCAAGAAATTGAGCGGGCTAGACAAGAAAGAGAGCAACAGTTAGCGGCTCAGCAAGCTAAAGAGCAGGAACAGGCTCAGAAATCAACGAAGACCCCACAGATTGACCCAGAGACAGGCGAAATCTTGGAGGGCGGGCAAATCCCCCAGAATGCTCAAAACGAGCTGAGAGGGGTTGAGAACGAGCCAAAACGGTACACACAAAAAATGACCCTTGAAGTGTATTTTATAAGTACAGCTGAAAAGGACCGCTTCAAGGTGGCGCTTGCTCAAGCAGGATTTGAACATAAGACAAATTACCAGGTCAGCGGTTATCAACGTATCGAGCCACTGACGCAAGCTGAACTTAATGAGCAGAACGGGTGGTAAGTATGACAGAAATTGAAAAAATTTCAGAAGAATTGGCTGAATATGGGGTGCCTGATGAGTTAATAGGCAAAATAGAGAACCTATTAGCTACTTTGTATGGCGAAAAAAGAAAACTGGAGATAGAAAAATCTTGGGATGTATCTCCAGAGTCTATGGGGAGATAAGTATGGAAATCAGAGGAATAGAATACTATTGCATGGATTGTGACGAACGCTATATTGAACATTTTATAGATGAACCAGTAATTTGGCATTGTAAGAAGTGCAATAGAGAAGGCGTGCTTATAGAAAAGCGGTGGCTTGAACATGGAAATTAGAAAAGTATCTGACAGTGTATCAATCTACTCAGACGGCAAGAGACTACAGGTCATCCATAACCTGGGAGATGAGTTTATCCTAGACCTTGGCTATCAGATGGAGCCAACAGTCAATATTGATAACCTCGCTCCTGATATTGTGGATAGCATTACCCCAGTATTCAGAGTCAGCGGTTTTTGCTCAAGAGGTGGAGAGGATATGCACCGCTTACGCTGGGCTATCCTCCAGTTTGGAGAGTTTGAGCAATTTATAAAAGACTATCAGGATGACTTGCTTGAGTGGTGGAGAAATCCAGGAGGAGAAAGAAATGATTGAATTTATCAAAAGTGTAGGCATGGCTCTAGTTTGGCTATTTCTTGGCTACTTAGTCGGTGAACGTAGCGCTGGAAAGGACAAAACAGATGATTAACAACGTTACACTAGTAGGACGGCTAACAGCTGCTCCCGACTTACGCAAGACCCCTAGCAACGTTTCAGCGTTGCAGGGTACCCTTGCCGTCAATCGTAATTTTAAGAACCAAAACGGAGAGCGTGAGGCTGATTTTATCAACTTTCAAGCCTGGCGTGGCACAGCTGACATCATTGCTGAGTATTGTGGCAAAGGCTCCCTAATCGGTATTACAGGGCGTATCCAGGTCAGAAGCTACGAAAAGGACGGACAACGTCGATATGTGACAGAAGTTGTGGCAGATAGCGTAGCCTTGCTAGAAAGTCGTAACAGCCAAGGTGGTCAGCAGAACCGAGGAAACGACTACCAGAGCGGAAACGGCTCACAAGGTGGCAACTGGCACCCTGGAGGCTCTGCACAGAGTGAGTTTGCTAATAATTCCTCATCAGGCTATAACTCTCCATTTGGCAGCTCAAACCCTATGGACATCTCAGATGATGACCTACCTTTCTAGGAGGTGCTGATGGATTGGTCTGACTGGGTCACGTATGAACCCAAAAACAGAGATGAGATTGTATCCAAGATAGAAAATGACGGCTACACTTATCCACATTATGACAAATCAAAAAATGGCGTAAAATTTGTGATGTGCTTAGAGACGATTGAAAAAGATTGTCAAGCAACAGGTACTACGCTAAATGAGGTTTATCCCTTGCAAACTAAACTTTTTAACAGGAGAAACGACATCAATGATTACAAAAATAAACGTACCAAAAACATCAATCGTAATTGAAATTGAAGATAAAGAAATCACGATAAAAAACATGATTAATTATGATATAAAAATGGTCTTTCGCAACCAGGACGCAGAGCCGTCTCTTGATGAAAACGGGGATGTCTTTGAGCCGCTTTATTGGTTAGACATTAGGGCTGTACCTAATGAGGCTACTGAGTATCATAGTAGTCTGGGTGTCAAGAGAGACAAAAGAAAACTTGCCGAACTACAAGCGTTTTTTGAATATATTGAGTTAAACAAACAAAATCTATTTGACCTCTGTGGATTGAGAGGGGAGCTAGAATGAAGAATCTAACATTATCGCTAGACATTTCAACCTCTGCGACAGGATGGGCCGTATTTCATGGCTCTGACCTCGTCCAGAGTGGTGTCTTAAAGCATAAAAGCAAGTCATTCTTTGAACGTGGGCGCTTCATGGCTAGCGAACTGCGAGCGATTCAATCGAGAGCACTCCAGAAGTACGACTGCCATTTTGAATCGATTGTAGTCGAGAAGAACTCGGTCATGGGACCAAATCAGCAGTCTATGATCAGCATTGGAATTGTGACAGGCATCATTCTTGGACGACTGGTCGCTGACAATGTGTACTTCGTGAACGTGTCGACTTGGCGCAAGTACTGGAAATTCAGCTATAAAGACCGAAGTAAAAAATCAATGAAGAAACAAGCTGTAGATACCGTATCAGTAAAATTTAAGAAACAAGTAAAAGATGATGAAGCAGATGCTATCTTGATTGGTTCTTATTTTGTCAATCTTGGTAAGGATTTTGGGGGCTTGGAAAGCCATAAGATAAGCTGAGGAGGTGCAAGATGATACCAAAATTTAGAGCGTGGGATAGCTCAAAAAAAGAAATGTTTAAAGATACTTTCGCAATAACAGAAAGTGGGCAAGGACAAGAATGGCAAAGAAATCTTTGAGGGGGATATCTTATGCGATGAAGGGAATGAACAAGAAGCTGAGTTTGTTTATGTTTATGTTTCTAGCAAAGAAGGAATGTGGATCTGTACTCAAAATACAAACGAAGATTGTGGTTATGGTGGAGCATTGAATGAATTCGTTAATGATTACTCTGTCGTCAGCAACATCTACGAAAATCCAGAATTGTTGGAGGTGGAGCGATAATGCCAAATTGGGCCAAAGGATCTCTTAAATTAAGAGGAAAAAGCGAAAATATTACATCAGCATTGAAAGAAATGCTATTAAACGACACTGTGACACTAGAAGATGAATATGATGGCACTCTGCTTAAATTCAACAACACAGCTCCCTATTTTTACATTAATGGGACAAGACGAGCGTTTATTGACCAAAATCAAATAGAAGTTTGGCTTGAAGAAAAATTTTGTATCGTTGAACTGGATAATTTCAAGCAAGCATGGAGTGCTATTCCAGAAAATTATCAAGAAATCTCAAGTAAGTTTGATGTTGATATTAAAATTTTTACGTTTGAGTGTGGCATGGAATTCACGCAGGAAATTGAAATTTCCAAAGGTGAAATCATCAAAAACGTTTGCTATGAATATGATGATTATCAGTGGGAAGTCCCGTTTAGCAATTTAGGAGGTTGAGGGATGAAACGATCTGAACGATACCCATCTAGATACTTCATTCCTGAACTGATTGAAGATGAAGATATTATCTTCAATAAAGACAGTGAATATCACAAGCAGAAAAAGAAAGAAAAGAAGAACCCTATTTTTAAAAGGAATAAACCAAAGAAATTTTAGATTGAGGAGGTAACAGAATGACAGTAGCACAATTCCTTAAGTCTTTATCAGACCTAATGTGGTCTTGCTTTTGGGGGGGAGTTGTATATAACTTTTTGAAAAAAAAGAAATGATTAGGAGGACATTCGATTAAATGAAGGGTGGAGTAATGAACAAAGAAAATATTTATGCTCTTTATAGAGGGGAAAAATTTTTAGGAATCGGAACGAAAAAAGAACTTGCTGAACTCTTGAATGTAAAAGTAGAAACAATAAGTTTTTACGGTACGCCGGCTTATAAAAAAAGGACAAACCAGAATAAAGGCCGGCGGTTGGTTTGTATAGACTAGAAAGGAAAAATATGAATTTATTAGATATTCTTTTTCTTATGCTTATTGTTTTCTGGTTGGTAGGTTTCTTACTAACCCTACTAGTGGTATTTAGTTCAAGGGGGAAACATGACTAAAAAAGAATGGTTTAGTTACTTCCTTGCTTTTCTTGCTATTTTTCAAATAACCGCCCTTAATATTCAAGTTGTAAACCAAGCACAAGAAATTAAAAGGCTTGAAAACCAGCCTAAAACGATTATTTACAAGGTCGATAATGCAGGCGCTGAAATGCACGGAAGAATCACAGACAAGGAAATCATAGAGGGACGCTACACGGTTACAGCAGAGGCTTATGGTAAGTTTCTAGTGACTAGGGAGCAGTACGAAGCCATCAAGGTTGGCGATGAAATACCAGAATATTTGAAGAAAAGAGGTAGCTAGATGAATAAACAAGAGTTGATCGCAGAGTATGAACGAGTTAGCAATTTTGTTGAAACAGTAAAAACAAAAAGTGTGATAGACAAATTAAAACAACTCGATGAACCAAAAGTGCAAGTCCCAGAATTTGTGGCGGATTGGATTAATAAATGTAAAGTATTTGAGCATTTTGTAAACTTATCGTTTGCTCTAAATCCAGTTTCGTGGGAAGAGAACAGACTATCAGACGAATGTATTGATTGGCTAAAAAGTACAAGCAATCAAGAAGTTTTTGCCCGTGCTTGGTTGGATGGCTATAAAATCGAACAGGAAAAGCGGTATTTGGTGAAGGTGAAAGGCATGGCTTCTAATTTTCGATTTTTAAAATATAATTTGATAACTGAAAATTTTTACATGGGAAATGATGGTAAAATTCAGCGTGCAAGGTTATACCACACCCGCAAAGAGCTTGAAGAAGCCGGGTTTGGAGAAGTGTTTAATAGTCAGTTATTTGAAGTTGAGGAGGTGGAAGGATGAGTATACTTGAAATTTTCTTATCTAAAAACGATTTTGAACGCATTGCGAATGGGCACGATTTAAAAATAAGAATTAGCGGTGGTAGGGGTTCAAAAATAAATGGAATTATTTTGAAGCCTGATCCGGGAACAAAGGAGGTTGAATGATGACAGAAACTATTAAACTACCAAACTACTATGAGCCTGATTGGGAAAATGCAAGATACGGCTCACTGGAAGAACTTAAAGAGTTGTTACTCTATAAGCGTATCGTGAAATGGGATAAAGATTTTCTACAGCTTGAAGATGGCACAAGGGTCACTATTGAAATGTCTGAAAGTGATTGCTGTGCCTCAGCGGGTGGGGAGTTCCAAGATGTATCGCTTGACGCTGTGATTACTGATGTTGAAATTGGCAACCCTAAAGAAATCCCTGACCACTGGGGAATAGGTTATAAAAACAAAGTAACTATCTTCCACAATCAGAACCCTGTAGCTATTGCCAACTGTGAAGCAGAGCATAATGGCTATTATTACAGCGTAGGCTCTCTAGTGATTGGAGACATTCATTTCCCAGTAGTAAAAGCGTAGGAGGCAACCAATGAACAAGCGACAACGTAAGAAGATGTTTACTAGGGCTTTTTCCAAGGCTTATGATGAGAGCCTAAAAGAGCAGAAGAAAAAGAGGCAAGTGAGCATTACCACTGTCAAAGACGAGTATGGTAAGTTCTACATCATCACCTCTATTACTCATCAAGTCGAAATCATGAGGCACTGGATTGGAGAGCCTACAGGTGCCTTTGATGAAATTACCATAGAGGGCTACATGCTGAATAATGAAAGGCTGGGATTGAAGAATGACATTGTTTGATGAAATACAGGAAATAAGCTCAGAAAGTCATGCTAAGTGGTTTGAGCGCTACTTTAAAGAGTACGACCTTGAGCATAAAATCAAAGTGTCGGCACAAAAAGGATATACGGGTTATCTAATCCCTGTGATGTCAGTCAAGGACGAATACCTCCAACGTCGATTAGACGACACAAGAACATTGGAAATGTTAAGAGAACGGCTTGGAAAGGGCTTTTCAGTCGGGCATCAATTAACTCATTCTAAAAACCTATTCACAGGACAGGAATATATCTCTGATAAGAAGATACATATTATCTGGTAAAACAAAAAAGCCAAGGCACTCTCTGCCTCAGCTAATAGTTTTCTCGCAAAGACTATTATACCATAAAGGAGACGGAGAGTGAACAAGGCTAAAGAGCTCCTAAATGAGCTACAAAATCTTGATATGGACATTCAAAGCCGTATAGATGAAATCAATGAGCTTGAGGCAGGTTTGCTCTCAAGCCCCAAGTGGACAGCAGACAAAGTTAAGGGCGGTCAAGCCAAAAAGGTTGATGATGTCTATACTCAGCTTATTGTGATGAAAGAGGCGATAGAGCAAGATACCAAGGAAGTTATTGACAGGAAACTTGAACTTGGTAGACTCATCAACAAGCTAAAAAATCCAAAGCATAGGTCAGTCCTTAGAATGACTTACATTACTAAGCTGTATGTAGATGACATCTGTGACAAGCTAGCTATCAGCAAGAGCTCATACTACAGCATGCGTAAGATGGCTATTGAAGAACTGAGTATAATTTTAGAACATTTGGAATAATTTGGAACGTTCTGAAAAACGTTGGATAAGTCTGGGTAATCTTGGTGTGCACTGCACTCATAATCTGTTAGAATGGTAGTATCAAGAATTGAAAAGAGAGGTCTCAGAATTGGTAGATGGTTACCTGTAATATCAGGGGGCTGTAATGGCCTTGGAGGTTTGAGCCCTCCCCTCTCATTTTTCGGAAACATAAGGTTTGACTCCTCCATCTCGTTGAAAGTCCTAGGTTTGAGATGGTTTGGTCGCAGGTTCGATTCCTGCTGTTTCCATTAAGTTCAGGCAGTAGCTCTCCCTTGGTCTGATGAAAACCAAACTATAGAGCTGTGGTCACACAATTAGTGTGGCCTTTTATTTTACACAAAACCGACAATTTGAGGGAGGAGGTCATGACAAATCATGAATTAGCACGTAAAGATTATGAATCTGGAATGAAGTATAAAGACATAGCTGACAAGTATTCTGTTTCCCTCAATACGGTTAAGTCGTGGAAAAAAAGGCATGGCTGGCTCCGTGAGAAAAAGGGTGCACCCAAAAAGACAAGAGGTGCACCCAAAGGGAATAAGAATGCAAAGGGTGGACCGGTTGGAAATAGAAAAGCAGTGAAACATGGTTTGTTTGCTAAGTATCTGCCTCAAGAGGTCTATGAGATAGCTCAAGAGGTTTCAGAGAAACAGCCTATAGATATACTCTGGGAAAATATAACGCTGACCTATGCTAACCTACTGCATGCTCAGCGTATTTTATTTGTCCAAGATGTAGAGGATACAAGTACCTTTGTCATAAGCACAGGAAAGGCTGGTACAGGCTATGAACATCATACAGCATGGGATAAGCAAAGCAAGGCTCTAGCTGCAATAGCAAGGGCACAGTCAGAGCTTAAAGGCATGATTAAGACCTATGATGAATTGACACGGTCACCACTGGTCACAGAGGAGCAACGCTTGAGAATTGATAACCTCAAGGCTCAACTAGGCTCTAATGATGAGGATGACACAGTCATTACTGGATTTACATTTGATAGGAGTGAGTACAATGGCGATACTGAACCTAGCCAAACTGATTAACCCAGTATTTGATAGCGTCCTATACACCCTCAAAAGCCATGTAGTGTTAAAAGGTGGGCGTGCCTCTACTAAGTCATCTGTAGTCTCTATTGATCTTGTAAATGACTTTATCAATGATCCTATGGGCAACGTGGTAGTTTTGCGCAAAGTCGGAAAGTACCTGAGGATGTCAGTATATGAGCAGATAAGATGGGCCATCTATGAGATGGGGATAGCCAATCAGTTTAAGTTTGGGAAATCTCCCTTACAGATAACCCATAAACAGACAGGGACGGCTTTTTATTTCTACGGTGTAGACGATCCAATGAAACTCAAGTCGCAGAAGATAGCCAAAGGTTATGTCATGTCTGTATGGTTTGAGGAGTTGGCAGAATTTGCTGGTCGTGAAGACATTGACATCGTAGAGGATACTTTCATCCGTCAAGAGCTGCCTAATGGCAAAGAGGTCAAGGTCTATTTCACCTACAACCCACCACGCAATCCCTATGACTGGATAAATGAGTGGGTTGCAGAGAAAGCTAGTGATCCTACTTACATGATACATCACAGCACCTATTTGGATGATAAGCTAGGCTTTCTGTCTAAGCAAATGATCGAGAAGATAGAGCGGTACAAAGAGACCGACCCAGACTATTACCGCTGGATGTATTTAGGCGAGGTAATCGGCCTTGGTAATCATGTGTACAACATGAACTACTTTAAGCCACTAGAGAGCCTGCCAGAAGACGATAGGCTTATCGGTATATCATTTGCCTTGGATACAGGGCACCAACAATCAGCCACGGCCTGTGGAGCTTATGGATTAACTGCCAAGGGTAATGTTATCTTGCTTGATACTTTCTACTATAGCCCAGCTGGCAAGACTGTCAAAAAGGCACCTAGCGAGCTCACTGTAATGATCCATGACTTCATAGACAAGGTCATGAAGACCTACAGAGTACCGAAGCTCAAGATGACCATTGACAGCGCTGAGGGCGCATTGAGAAATCAATACTTTAAGGACTACGGAGAAAGATGGCGCCCCGTGGCCAAAAAGAAAAATCAGACCATGATTGACATGGTAATCAGCTTACTAGCAGAGGGACGTTTCTACTACCTCGACATACCTGCTAACAAGGTCTTTGTTGAGGAGCATAAGATGTACCGATATGATGACAAGTCACTGAACACGGATGAGCCCAAAGTTATCAAAGAAGATGACCACACGGTAGATGAGTTCAAGTACTTTGTCCTGGACAACGCTAGAGAGCTAGATTTGAAAGCCTAAAGGAGCTAACAATGGGAATAGTACAAACTATCAAGAATTTCTTTACAAGGAGTAAGTATGTGATGACTACACAAAACTTAACGAGCATAACAGACCATCCTAAGATAGCGGTGTCTAGTGCTGAGTATGACCGTATCAGAGAGAACCTCAAATACTTTGCAGGTCGTTATCCACAGATTGAGTACAAGGACAGCAACGGCACAAAGCAAAAGCGGGATTTCAACCATTTACCAGTAGGCAGAACAGCATCTAAGAAGATTGCAAGCCTGGTATTCAACGAGCAGGCTGAAATCAAGGTAGATGATGAGAGAGCTAATGAATTCATTCAGCAACAGCTACAGAATGACCGCTTTATCAAGAACTTTGAACGGTACCTAGAGAGCTGTTTAGCTCTTGGAGGGCTTGCTATGCGTCCATATGTTGATAATGGCAAGGTGCGGGTATCGTTCGTACAAGCGCCTGTCTTCCTGCCACTACAATCAAACACTCAGGATGTATCCAGTGCTGCGATTGTGACCAAGACAACCAAATCAGAGGGGCAGAAACAAAAGTATTACACGCTTATTGAATTTCATGAATGGAAAGATGGCGAGCGATACACGATCACGAACGAGCTCTACAAGTCTGATAGTCAGGACACGGTAGGGACTAGAGTGCCACTGTCTACGCTTTACGAGGATTTAGAGGAGACGGTTAATGTTAACGGCCTAAGCCGTCCGTTATTTACCTACCTAAAGACTCCAGGTATGAACAACAAGGACATAAACAGCCCGCTTGGGTTGTCTATCTTCGATAATGCAAAGACTACGATTGATTTTCTCAATGAGACCTATGATCAGTTTATGTGGGAGGTCAAGATGGGTCAGCGTCGTGTAGCTGTGCCTACTCAGACGATCAAGACTCAGTACAATCAAGATGGCGAAAAGGTTGTAGTTAAGCGAGAGTTTGACGTTGGTCAGAATGTTTATGAGCAGTTTGATAATGGGGATATGGACAAAGGCGTAGGTATTACAGACTTAACTACACCTATTCGATCTGATGACTACATCAAGGCTATTAACGAGGGCTTGGCCCTTTTTGAGATGCAGATAGGTGTATCGGCTGGCATGTTCTCGTTTGACGGCAAGAGCATGAAGACAGCTACAGAGATTGTCAGTGAAAACTCTGATACCTACCAAATGCGTAACAGCATTGTAAGCCTTGTAGAACAAGCACTAAAAGAGCTTATCATTTCAATGATTGAGCTTGCTATTGCTTACGATTTGTATAAAGGCAGCGTTCCAACGATGGACGAAATCAGCATTAATTTAGACGACGGGGTCTTTACTGATCGTAATGCTGAACTAGACTACTGGATTAAGGTAGTGACAGCCGGTTTTGGAACTCATGCGATGGCTATTGAAAAAGTGCTAAATGTGACGCCAGATGAAGCCATCAAGATTGAAAGTAAAGTTCACGGTAACACGCTAGATGAAGCAAATAGCGAGCGTGACCAGACGGATATTGACATCTACGGAGAATAAGCATGAAGAACTTTTTTAAAAGAATTGTTTCACCCAATCCAGCAAAGGTATTCATGCAAGGCACAAGAGACTTTTTGAGCTTGCAAAGTCCGTCATTAAGACAGAGGGCAGTTGCGAAGAAGGCGGTGGAAGTGATGGGAGAGGGGTTGTATGGTGCTGAAAAAGGAATTGGTAAAGCTGAATGACCAGCAACTCACACTAGACGCTAGCCAAGTATCCGAGCTTTATCATAAATTAACCCTTGAACTTTTTGACCAAGTAGTAGACAGACTGCTAGAGCGTGGGTCTGTGAGTCTTGCTGAAAATCCTTACATCTGGCAGCTTGAGAAGATGAATCAGATGGGGCTACTCAATGAGGAAAATGTGAAGTTGATTGCTGAATACTCTGGGATTGCAGAGAAGCAACTACGGCACGTTATCGAAGGTGAGGGCTACAAGGTTTATAAAACTACTAGAGACCAGCTAGCAGAGACTTTGGGAGCTGACGATCTAACCGATGATACAGAAATCCAGAACAACCTAGCAAGTTATGCTAACCAAGCTCTGGGAGATGTGAACAACCTTATCAATTCAACGCTACCAGAGAGCGTGAGAAGTGTCTTTCAATCAGTTATCGAGGAAAGCGTGGGTAAGGTCGAGATCGGAGAGCACACGTCTGAACTCCAGTCACCAGATCATCTCGTATGCCGTCTTCTGCTTGAAAAAAAAACTTTTTTCTTTTTTTTTCTTTTTCTTTCTTTCTTTCTTCCTTCTCTTACTTTTCTTTTTTTTTATTTTTTTTGCTCTTTTCTTTCTTTTTTTTT